AACCAGAGTCGCGCCTTCAGCGGTCACGGTGAAGTCAAACTCCTGCACGGAGGAGGCAATGTACGGGGCTTGCTTAAAGAAGCGCAGGAAGGTGTCCACGCTGCTCTTGCCAGTCTCAGAGTATGGCACATAGCCAAGGGCTGGGCGAGCCGTGCCAGTGCCAGTTCCTGCACCAGTAGCGACGAAATACTCGCCAACCGTGTTTGCGCTAGAACCAATGAGGGTAAAATCGGTATTGCCAACGGTTGCGATAAAGTAGCCACTACCAGAGACGATAGCGGTTGCGGCAATAGGGTCGCTAGAAAGGTAACGCTCCTCGCCAATCTTGAGGAAGCGCGTCCAGTAGTTGCTGGAGCGATACGCCCTCTGCGCCCTGCGGTTGATTAGTGCCTTAATGCGTCCAGTTTCGATACTAGCGAACACCACGCCGCACAGGGCTTGTATCAGCGCAAATAGGTCGGCGTAGGTTCTGGTCTGCATCAAACGGCGTTAGGGGAAAGTTCTGGGTGAAATTTTTGGAAGTCGCGGATAAACTCGCGGTCATGCCATGCGTCTTCACCGTATTTGTTGCGGATTAGGAAGTACTCATGCGTAGGGACAACCGCAACGGCCCGGCCCAACGCTCCAGTTTTCACTCCACGGAGAGTATCAGCCTCTTGCGCTGCGGAAATCTCGCGGAATTTTTGTTTTGTTTCCATGAGCTGGCGACCAGAGCAAAGCTCCTTTACCAACGCATCTGTCATTGCCTCCTCGGAGATCATCGTTTGGTTTAGAAGAGAGCGGAGGATGGGGATAGAACCCACCCCCCGCCATCAGGGATTAGGCGATAGCACCCGGATCAAGGATCGTAAGTGCAACCGTAAATTCGCCGCCAGTAAGGTTGGCAACGGTTCCACCAAAACGAGCGAACACAGGGGTCGCTGCAGTGGTGTTGTTGATGAGGCCGGGTTCCGTGTCGACCGCTGAACCAGTGTTGTAAGCAACTTTGGTAAGGTTGTCGAGGTCGGTGCTAGCGATCAGGTTGGTAGCAGTACCAGTCACCGTTCCAACGGAGATCGTGATGTCAGACGCACCAGCAAGTGCGGTATTAACAACAACGGCTGCGTTGGTGATGATGCCACCTGCGGGGAGGGAAGCGATAAGCTTCTCCGACGAGGTGAGGTAACCAGTGGTAGCAAGTTCAGTACCAGTGATGCGGAAGAAATGCGTGAAACCACGCGATTCTTGATTGACGAGTTGTGGCATAATATTTTCTTTCTTTAGTGTTTAGTTGCGATTAGGAGTAAGCAATCTTGCCGTGTGCGCCGGGGTGCTTACAAACAAGCGTACCAACCATGTCCACGAAACCACGCTCGCCACCACCTTGGTTCTCAAGACGGGTCGAACCCATTGGGATAAGGGTGTTGAAGCCGAGATATTTCGGGTTAACAACATATCCGCGATTGGCGTTTGGCATACAGGAAGGGTTGCCATTGATGACATTTACGATACCAAAGTCGGACTCATACAGGGTAACTGCATGGGTGATCTTCTTGCTCGCGGCATCTTGGTTGATGGTGTACACAGCTTCAGCAGGACTGGTAGCTTGACCAGACGAGCGTTGGAAGTTCGAGATCACCTTGCGGAGAGCAACACCAGCGATGAGGGTAAGGTTATTAGCCTCGCCATTGACAGTGTAAATCGACGCAATGATGTTATTGAAGGTCGTGTCGCTAGGAGATGCCGTAAGGATCGAATCCGTAGGCGTACGATAAGCGGCAGGAACATCCGAAGGCCCAGACGAGCTGAGCCAGTTACCAAGGCCACGGAGGGCGTATGGAGTACCAGCACCGTTCTCAACGGAACGATCATTGTCCGAGCAGATAGCAGCTTCGACATCGCGCTTCAGTTCACGCATCGACTTTGCTTCAGCCTGCGCAACGTTTGCTGGGCCAACGGAGCTAACGGCTTGTTGCAGGTTCGACACGATGTAATCGCGGCGGAAGATCTGGGTGTAGTTGCCAAGACGAGCGCGGCTAGCGAACTTGTCATCAAAGGCAGTAACATCCGTACCTTCAGAGATACCAGCAGTCGAAGGAGCCGAAAGAACATCGGCAGTCCACTCGCTGAAAGTACCACTTGCTTTACCCTTGGCGCAAAGGCTAAGGAGTGGGGTTTCTTCTGGAGCAAGGAGAGTCAACTCGTTAGAGAGATCCTCGCGGTTGGAGATAGCGGAACCCGTGCCGAGTTTGGCTTGGGGCGCATTTGGTTGATAGGTATTCGAGATACTCATAATAGTGATTTAGTTAGATTATTTAGTCATCCGGGCAACTCTGGCGGCAACCCAATCCTCCACAGAGTGTGAAGTCTGGAACCTTTGGTAGGCTTTATCGGCATTCTTTTTCGCGGTCTTAACACCAGACTTCGCTGCTCCAGCACCATACGGGGTTCCAGCCACTTTGGCCTTGGAAATAGTTCCCGCTGCTTTCGCCGCGCTCTTAGTCTTATTACTACGATGAATGGATCGTACTGCGTGTGCCAAAATATACGGGAGTTGCGGCCCGAGGTCTGGAACATGCAGGTTAACCATTTCGACCAGTGGATCAGCTAGGAGTGCCTTGTACTGTTTACCGATTGCAGATTCCTCGTCGGCAACCTCTGGGACTTCCTGTGGGATCAACCCGGTGAAGTGTTCCCGTGCCTGCTCGCGTTGTCCTCGCTTTGCGAGTTCTGCGTGCTGGGCTGGGAGGTATTTTGCCATAGCTTCCCGCGCATTGCGGTTAGCACGACGAATCTCTTTCTTGGTAAACTCCTTGTCGCCTAGAACGATGATGTCTTCAGCACCATAGTCCTCATGCTCTTCAAGGATTGTGTCGGTTTCCTCCGCGACCTTCTCCAGTTCCGCATATTTAGCCTGTAGCCCCTCGACACTATCGATGTCACGGAAGGGGTTTTGCTCTGCGGGGATGACTGGTAGTGGTTTCGTTTGGGCCTGAGAACTTAGCTTTTCCTCCAGAGCTTTCTTTTGCGCTGTAAGCTCACCCACTCGGTGTAGCAAACGGCTGCGGCTCTTTTTGGCTAATGCTTGGATCTCTTCAGGGTTTAGCGACAACAAGTCTACTTCCTGTTCCTCTTCGCCTTCTTCCTCTGCATCATCTTCTTCGGGTTCTTCCTGATCGTCGGAAACTGCCTCTGGTTCCAGAGTCTCTTCCTCTTCCCAAGAATCATCCTCAGTTTCAGTAGCTTCGGCTTCTGGTTCTGAGTACTTCTGAGTCCTCTGAGCGATTAAATCTTCAAAGGATATGTTAGACGAGGGATTTGGGGCTTCCTCGGTAGCCTCGGATTGCACATTCATGTTTTTGACACCAGTTAACGCCCGGCGGCGGCGATGACCTAGCAATGTGGAGGGAGTTAATATAAGTCAACAATGGGGGCATATGGGTGTGGATAGGTGTGGATATCTATATGTTAGAAATAATGTGTAGTTTTTCTGACGAAAATCGTGTGGTGTTTTTGCGTTATCGTCGGAGAAAAGGTCGGAGAAAATGTCGGAGAAAATGTCGGAGAAAATCCACGCCACGAATGCGGATATTTTGACGGGTATTTTGTGGGTTGACTTGCGGGGAAACCCAGAGTAGGATTCGCCTTGACGGGAAGTGAGGCTGATCGTCACCATTCACCCCTCCGAAGCGTAGAGCAACGGATCTAGGGCTGGCACGGGTTCCTCACTTCCCCGTGCTAGCCCTTTGTTTTTGGCAAAGGTAAGCCAGTTCAGTTCCAACCCGCACACTGACACAAAAGATAGCGGCAACAAATTCCTAGGGGTTAAATCGTCGCGGGAATAAAAACAAGGCGATGAGGGTCACCCTCTTTCCACTGTTGGATTTGGTTCCAATGGGGGGAGGGGGGGTTTTGCCAAGATTAAAATCTTATTAAATATAAGATGTGCTAATGTATGAGGAACTGGACGAAAACCGTCCTAATGTGCGTTTATTCACTCATTATGAGCATTTACACTATCCAGTAAACAAAACACCCTTGATAGGGATTGAGCCTACCAAGGGTGAAACCAATGAACAATGAAACACACGCTAGGCGTGATGGGTAATGTTTACATTGTTACAGGCAAATTGTCAAGCTAGCGGTTAACACATGTGGATATCACATTGCCATTCTACCAGATGGCTTAAACTGACCCTCAGGTTGACCCATCCCGCCCCTTGGAGCGCGAGCTATCTGTTGTCCCATGTTTTGACTTGTGGAGCTAAGAGGTGGTTGACCCATTCCGCTCATTGAGGCTGGAATTTTCGAGTAGGTATGTGATGCCATCGTGCCGCGAGCTTTGTTAGCGATTACGGGTGGTCGAGTTGCCATCCCCATAGGGGCGCGGCCAATAGGGCTACCCATTCCATTTGAAGTAGAAGTTGGAGTACCAGTAAATGGATTTGGGCCTTTTTGTCTTGGCATCGTTGCCTCTCGCGCGACCGCCGCTTGCATATCTGCTAGTGTTTTTTTCATATTATATGTGGTTGATGTTTGTTATTATTCTTATTACTTCAATTTGTCAAGCTAAGACTGAGAGTAGCTCATCCAGCGTAGAGATGCTTCCTGCGAGCTTCATTACATCATTCGATGACTCTGCTTGGCGGAAGTCACCAAAGAACTTCTCACGCTCATCGTGGATGAACTGGATGATAGCGGTATATTCCTCGCGGTCACGGAGGGCTTCTACGGCTACTTGGATGCTTGGCTTCGGTATCGGTGTCATAGCTTACTTGCGCTTTTCCGCGCGTTTGATCTTACGCTCCTGCTTGAGCATTTCCTTGGTAGGCTTCTTGCCAGAACCAGCGGCGGCTCGGATATTGTCCCACATTCCACGCTTGGACATGGAACCATCCGCTCGTTTTATCATCTTGGCTTTCATGGCTTACTTGCGCTTCTTGGACATCCCAGCCTGCGACATGGCAATTGCCACGGCTTGTTTGCGACTCTTCACCACGGGTGCTTTGCGCGGCCCCTTTGGGTCTCGGCCCGCATGGAGCGTTCCAGACTTATATTCGCCCATTGTCTTTGCTATTTTGGCTTGCTTGGCGGATTTGGTCTTTGGTGTCTTCATGGTAGTATCATTTCATGCTTTTACTGCCTTTGCAACGCCACTTCTTACGGGACAATGCATTGGGTGAGTTGGGGTCTGACTTCCAGTCACCCTTGATTTTAGCGGAACGAGCGCAATAGCTGTCACCCCGTTTTGAGCCGGGGCTAATCGTGGCTCCCTTTTGCCCGTATCGAACGGTCTTCTTGCGACCAGTATCGGGGTTGGTGACTACTTTTGAGAAACGCCTTTCCATTACTGCTGCATTCCTTGGGTTTGCATACCACCCATTTCCGCAGGAGCCGTGCCGATGCGACCGATCTCTGCGTTCTGGGCCTGCTGAAGCTGGAACTGGTACTGCTCGGCGTATTTCTGGAGTCGCGTTGCGAATGCCTCGTCCGATTGTGCGCGTTGTGCGACATCTGGTTGTTGAACATACGCTTGCACAAGCTGCATTGCGATCTGTGCGCCATTGGGCTGGGCAGGAACCTCGATGCCAGCGAATATCTTGGCGAGGTCGTCCGTGACATTCTTCATCACCTTCTGCTGCGCTTCCTCGGCGGGTTGGAGAACATAGTCAGCGAAGATTGGGTTGATGCTCGATGCTGTAAATTCCAACAGCTTGTTTACATCCATGATGCCGTTGCGGTCGAGTTGGACGAGCGACACCATGTTTTTCAACTGCGTCTCGGCAGTCTCTGGGTCATTGCTCTGGGAGTCGAAGTTGACAACAATGGAGAAATTCTCGTCAGCAGAACCCTTGGTCATCACCTGCGGATTTGGATTGCCAGTAACTTGGAAGAAAACCTCATCAGGCCCCATGCGTTGGTATAGTTTCCAAGCAAGGTTCAGGACATCACGCACATGATCCAAGAACTTGGACACGAAGTATTGCTGCCTCATGGAGGAGAGCGGATTGTTAAGGTCGAGACCAACGCTGCGGTCTGCCTGTCCGATCATCGAAACCTCGACCTCCACGGAGCCATTGTCGGGCGGCGGGGTCGGCCCCCACTGGATCTCGCCCAAGCGACGATATGGGATGCGCCTGCCCGGCCCCCAGTCGGAGGGAGGCTTGCCGGCGGGGTGCATGAGGGGTGGCAGGGTTGCCAGAGATGAACGGTCAACACGCGAATCACGCTCAGTCTTAATCTGGAGTTGCGCCCCACGGAGGATGTCCCCGAAGGTCTGCACCTCGTACATGCGCTTCTGATTGTTGCTGAGGCGAGTCACCACAAAAGGGTAATCGTCATATCCATTAAGCAGTTCGTGCTTGGCGTAGCCCTCGGCAGTTGGGTGGAAAACGGTGCAGTAGATGCCCTCAGAGCCGTCCTCCTCGTCGATCAAACGCTGGTAGCCATAAACAACCATAACGAGGTCGTTATCGTCGGTAATAGGCAGGCGGGTGACATTCTTCTGCTTCTCCCCGTCTAGGTACATGCTGTCCTTACCACGGAGTCGATCGATAGCGTTTTCGACCCAGTCCTCGTCCCAGCCCTCGTTGGTTACTTTTTTCTCCAACTCTTGAGCCGTGAGGAAGGTGCGCCAGAAAATGTAGGGTGACCGCTGCGGGTCAGAGACATA